CTTTAAAAGTTCAAGATCAACGCAAGGGCTCAGATGGTTCCTTTTTGAAGGAATTGCAAGAGCTAATCAATAAGCACTCCATGGAAAAAGGCAGTGACACGCCAGATTTCATATTGGCCATGTATTTATATAATTGTTTAACCAATTACGATTTGACGCAACAACAAAAATCAGATTGGTATGGTTAATAAATGCCTGAAATGAAGGTTTTAAAATTAACCGGCGACGAACACATTTGCAGTCTTGTAAGGATTGCACTATCCGGCAATAGCATAGAATCAGATATAGCAAAAGAGACCCTTGATTGGGATCAATTCAAATGCTTCCTAAATAGCCCGTACAGGCGCTTAAGGGTCTATGATACATATTATCCTAATGGATGGCCGATCATTGATGCACAGCTATTGGGGGTGACAATGTACAGGCATGAGATCAAACCGCATTGGATGCGATGGGAACAAGGTAAGGTAACTGAAGCCCAGGTAAGGGAAGCGCACAAGAGAGTGTTTGGAGTAAGAATAATGGATACAGAATAATGGATAAATGGAACGGTTGGGCTACGTTAGAAATAAGACGCGAGACATTGGCGCAGATAGAGCTACAGGCAGAAAACAGTTCATTCAAGTTGGAGAGTAGAATGAATAATGCAGATAAAGTGTTCATCTTCTTAATGGTCTGTTTTTGGGGCACTGTTTTTATTGTATTCTTGACAAGATGAATTTATGAGCAAACAAAAAGAGATGACAATTAAAATAGGTTTATGGGCATTGTTATTATCCCTTGCCTGTATAATTGTGCTCAGTATGCAGTTGGCAGAAATGGACGCTTTGATACAAGAATTACAGGCGGAAAACCAGAGAATGGATCGGGCTATTGTGCGGTCGTGGTTTGAACAAACGTATGCATTTAAAGACACGGTCTACACAGTTTTTAGACAAGATACAGCTTATCATTGGATAAGGGTTAAGTAATGAGAATATATATCTATTGCTTATGGAAGCGGTTTTTGTGGTGGGTCGGGTATGGGCTTTACAGATGGGCTGAATCTAATCGGCCTGCTGGCGCGTTCACTTTTGAAAATGAAAAAAATCTGATGTGGCAAATAGCGAAAGTGAGAGGTAAGTAATGAGCAATAAAAACGGAACAACAAGACCAGTAGGTAGGCCTAGGCTCTGGGAGAACCCTGAAGATCTGCAAATTCTCATTGATAAGTACTTTAAGGCCTGCGAAGAAAGAATGGTAGATGAGGCAACCGCAGGAACCGTTGTCCAAGTAAATAGACCCAAAGCGCCAACTATCGTCGGTCTTTCTTTAGCGTTAGATTGTAGTAGAGATACTATTTATGACTACGGTAAGAAAGATGAATTTTCCTACATGCTTAAAAAGGCAGGTGAAAAGTGCCTTGATGTTCTATTGAATGGTGCCTTGGATAATATGTACAATTCAGGTATAGCTCAATTTGTTGCAAAGAACTTTCACGGCATGAAGAGTGATACCAATTTGAACCTCATTCCACCAAAAGACGGCATTATGGGAGTTATCTATTTGCCTAAAGCAGACTTAGCTCAAATAGGGGTGACCCCAAAAGAACTGACGGAAGGTGACGATAATGAATAATAAAACCGTAGCCTCAAAAAGTATCAATTGCTCACCATCGGGATAAAAAGAATGGAGTGTCGATAATGGATTTAGATGTATCAACTTGGGTAGCAATACTGCTTGGCGGTTGCATTTTAGCTATGCTCGTCATCCATGTATTTATTGTGCGTGAGTACAGGGATCAGATCGCAAAACTAAATTTACATATAATGGAGCTTGAGGAGTTGTTTGTTCCGCAGCTTAAGGAAAGGTGAGGTTGTAAATATGATGAGATCATTCATGACCCTGTGCGCTTTGTTGGCCTTGTGTGTAATCTTAATGATAGGTTTGGCTTTTTTTCTTTAATCTAGATGCCTAGATGAATTTAAGGAGTTGAAACTGATGGCAGAACTAAGACTTGAAGACGGAACGATTTTAAGCAGAGAGTTTTCGTATAACGACATGATTTTCGATTCTGATATTTGGACGGAGAGGTATCGAATACATGTGAAATTCTGGATGGAGTCACGGGGGCGCGGTGACAATAACAAAAGATACGATGTGAGGTATTAATAATGGCTAAAAAACCGGTTTGGGAAGCAAAGCCTAGATGGGTGTTGATGGATCTACGCTCAAAAAGGATCAAGTGCTCACGGGTGGGATAAAACGAAGTGAGACAAGAATGAGTAAAAAATTCTGGATAGACACGGAATTTATCGAGTACCCCTGTACGATTGATCTAATTAGCATCGGGATTGAGCGATGATAAAACTAGTGATTGATAATGACCATCATGCGTATTTTGAATTTGATGGATTGAATGATAAGCTGGCCTTTGAAGGTTGGTTGAAGTTGTCTAGAGAAAAGGCTATTACTGCAAACCTTGCGACTGAAGATGCCGAAGGACATTTACGAAACTATACTGACCTGTGTTTCTCTTTTGCTCCTATTGCTTCATCGAAACGGTTGGCTTTTATTAACAGGCCTTCAAGTGATAGCGTGACAGATATCCATAAGAGGCAGAAGTTGTTGAGTGCTTGTTATAATGATGCAGAATCCGATAAATAATTCACATAACACTGGCATTAATATGGCTAAAGACTGGAAGCCAATATCTCAGAAACAAGTTGATATGATATCAGCCACAGCCTTTGAGGTCCTATGCGGTGGAGCTCGGGGTGGTACAAAAAGCGAGAGCGCCTTGGCGTGGCTCGCTTTGCCCGTTAGGGACTTTCCTGAATATACGGCGCTTGTGCTTAGGAACACGTACGACGATCTCAAGGCATGGTTAAGAAGGGCGACAAAGTTTTATGCACCTATGGGGGGGGTTGTGTCGGGCGTACCGGCAACGGTTAAGTTTCCGAATGGCCCTGTTATCTTTACTGGTCACTTGAGAGACCAGAAGTCAGTCGATAAGGCGCTCGGGGGAAACTATCACAGAATCTTGATTGAAGAGTTGCAGCTGATTGAGCTTGAAGGTGCTTATGAAAAGGTATTGATGTCTTGCAGGTCAACGACTCCAGGTCTTAAGTCTCAGTTTATGGGAAATTGCAACCCTGGTGGTGCTGGTCATATGTGGATATCGAAGAGATGGAGAATTCAAGGCAAGCCTCCATACGAAAACAAGATATTCGTTGGTGAGAATGGCAGGACAAGGCAGTTTGTATTCTCTACCATGGCCGACAATCCTGAGCTTATGAGGCTCGATCCAGATTATGCTAGGGGTATGGCGGGTATGAAAGACAAGGTGTTGGCTAGGGCTTGGTTGTATGGTGATTGGTCTGTTTTCTCTGGTCAGTTCTTCAGCTCTTTTTCCCCGATGATCCATGGCATGCTGCCTTACAAGATCCCTACAGTCTGGGAGTTGTGGGCCGGGATGGACTATGGCGAAGTGAACGCCACGGCATTTGCCGTATACACCAAGGACAGCCATACTAATCAAGTTATTCGACTCTTTGAGTATTATATGGCAGAGGAAGACTTTGATAGAACCCCAACGGCTGAAACGCACGCTAAGGGCATCCTAAAGGCAATTGATGAGTGGAACGCAACGGGGTTTGCCCAAATAGATATCAGCCAGATCTACACCTACGCGGATCCATCTATGAATACCAAGAGACGCATAAGCGATTATCAAATAGCCGAATCAGCATGGGAAGTATTCGAGAGCTATGGTTTTAACTTGATGGCTGCCAATAATGATCGGGTGCCAGGATGGAGAACTTGTCGGCAAATACTTGGATATGAAGAGGGAAGACAGCCGGGGTTCAAATACTTCCTTGGCTATAATCCGAAGTTTGAAGAGTACATACCTGGGCAGATGCATAAGCAAGAGGGTAGCGAAGATATCAAGAAGGGGCCGATTGATCACGTGGCGGATGAATGGCGCTACTCAATCGTTGGTGGGGCGGGTATAATACAGAAAAGTATTGACTTAGAGAATAATAATGCTAAGAATGAGACGTTTGAGCCTGAAGCCTCACAAGGCTACGACAGGTCGTCAATAATGGGTACGGAATTTTGAAATGTGCAATACTATCCATATAATTCAAGAACAGCTTAATGATATTTGAAAGGGTTGCAACATGAAAACATGTATTATTACTTGGGCTTTGTTTGTTTTTCTTTCTGGATGTAGTTCAAAGTCCCCAGTTGGGCCGGTTAAGTCTATTATTTCAGCGCAAGATTTCTTTAACGAGTATATTGTCAGCACTAATAATGCTGTTTTATTGCCACAAACCGGGGATGATTTATCTTTTATTAGAATATCAGGGGACACCGTTTTACGGTTACCGTGGGATGATGGAGTTTATAAGATAGAGATGATCGTTAGATGTTGGGATTTTGACCAAAGGACTAATCCGTTGCTTACGCGTGGAGATTGGTCTTTTGAAGTCAATAACCATAATTGGCTGACACTTGAGGTAGGTGCTGGGAACGATCTTCAAGTTAGTTTTCCTGGTAGTGTTGGCGATGTGAATTTAGATCTGCTTTGGGTTTTGATTACGCCAATAGAAAAATAACTAATACTGATCGGTGAGAGAACTAAGGAAAGCACATGAATATCATCCAGGCTATAATTGAGAAGGCGCAGAGCATAACAGGCACCGAGCGTAGATGGATACGGGAAGATCAAGGCGTTTCGGGCACGGAGATCTACGGCGGGTTCATAACGAACGAAGATCATAACGTCGAATGGCAGGACGATAACATTGCCAAGAATGTTGATGAGATGATACGGGTCGACCCTCTTGTGCGTGCAAGCCTGATGAGCTACAAGTTGCCGATTCTAGCCGGGAGTTTTGACATTGTGCCTGCAAGTGATCAACCGATTGACATTGAGATAGCCGATTTCGTTAAAGAGAATCTATTCTCTTCGCATTTCTCATGGCATAAGGCACTCAGGGAAACATTGACTTACCTGGATTATGGCCATTGCGTTATGGCAAAACGATATGAGATCTGCCCAGATGGTAAGTGGAGGTTGGCATCTTTTGGATATCGTAAGCAAGCTACAATTGAAGGATTCTTCCCTGATGTGGATGGGGACTTAGGGCACATCAAGCAGTTGGCTAGTGATTGGGGTCAAAATGGTGGCGATGTTACAGAATTCAAAATACAGAGACCGAATATATTCTTGATCACTAACGATCAGCTTGGGCAGAACTACCAAGGCCGGTCAATACTCAGGTCTGCCTATCGTTCATATAAGATCAAGAATCTTTTGATAAAGATCGACGCGGCCAAGCATGAGAAATGGGGTATCGGTATCCCTAGAGGGAAAAACAAAAAGAGCGGCGACGATGGCGGTCAGCTAAAATCTATATTGCGGGGCATGACTGGACACGAAAAAGGATATATTCACTATAGTGAAAAAGACTATGAAATAGATATCTTGGAAAGAAAGGGCGATACGTCCACGATTGAATCTGTAAAATATCATGACACTGAGATCAACAAGAACTTGCTTCGCGACTTCATGTCTCTTGGAACTGACGGGGTGGGCTCTTTGGCGCTTTCGAGCAACACCAAAGAATCGTTTTATGATGCGATATCGGCAGTAGGCAAGCACATTGCTGATGAGTGGAGCGATGGTAGTGAGAAGATGTCGCACATTAAGCAGTTGGTTGATTTGAACTTCGCCAATATCGACCAGTATCCTCGTATGGTTTCACGGCCCAAGACAATCAGCAAGCTTGAAGAGAACCTTGATAAGATACCGGATCTGGTCAATAGTGGGGCAATATCGGCAGATCTAGAGCTTGAGAATCAGCTTCGCGGTACGTTCGACATGGAAGAGATCGAAGAGAAGGTAGTGCCAGTAGCACCGGATAGAGAGAAGGTAGTTGTTGCTCCTTCAGATGCAAATGCTACGGGCATGCTCCTAATTAAAAACAATACAGGCAAGGCTTGGCGTAAAGGCGAAGCGGTACAGATACATGCCCGGCATGTATCGGCTGAGTTCTTGACGATGGAGTCTCGGGCGATGGACATAACCAATATTGCTGAGGGTTTGAATGCTGGGCATGAGAGACTTAGAAAAAGCGCTGATGAGATCTTCGAAGAGATGGAAAACGAATTGGTCAAAGAAGCCAGGGCGGCATTTAGGGCGGCTTCAGATATCGGAGAGCTGACAAGGAAGCTGGCCAAGGTGACCCCTCCAGGTCAAGCGGATCTTAGGAAGGAAACGGAGTTTATTGCAAGGGAATTGTTTGACGATGGGGTTAAGCAGGTTAGGAAAGAGACCTTAAGGAAGGACCTTGTTAATTATGGTTCTCTTATTCTCAACGGCCCAATAGCCGACGATCAAAAGGAAGCCAAGAAGTCTATCCGACAAACGGTTAAACTGAAGGTGACAAGCTTTTATGATAAGATCCTGTCAGAGTGGAAGAACTCGGTTGTCTCGATGTTCAAGGCGGATGAGTTTTCTGAGTCTGCATTGAGAAGTGCAATTAACCGGGTGAGCAGTTCCAAGATTATAACGGAGCTTGGCGGGATACTGAATGAGTCTTTAGGGCTTGGTCGGAATAGCGAGATCCTGCAAGCGGAAGGAAACCCGACGGTATTCAGGTCTGAAGTCCTTGATGAAAGTATATGCGGGCCCTGTGCGGAGATTGACGGGACCAGTTTCAAGATGAACAGCTCAGAATTCCAATTGGTTGCCAATGGCGTGTATGCAAATTGTCTTGGAAAAGATCTATGCAGAGGCATTAACTTTATCGAACCGGAGGAATAAATGAAATACTATCCATCTGTAAATGCCACAGCTAAGAAAATATCCAGAAAAAGAAAAATCAGGGCAAAAGCAAGATACCTTTTCAGGGCTCATGCGAAGAAGTATCCAAACATAGACTTTAAACAGCATAATGAAGATGCTAAAGAGTTGGGGTTCTTTGGAGGAACGTGCAATGGCCAAATATAGAAGCAAGAAATCTGCGTGTGGACTGTGCAAGCCTCACAAAAAGGGGTGGGTTGATAAACATAAGGTAAAGGATAGGGCATCAATGGATGTGGCAAAACATGAAATTGTTACGACGATGGATGAATATTTTGCAATGTTTGTCAGGGGGGTAAAAATGGGAGAAAAAATTTAATGGAACAATCTAAAAAGATCCGCTGTAAATGCGGAAGGCAGATCGCTTTTTCTCTTGAAGGCGAGTTAATAAACGTAAATGCTAGCGTGAGAAATTTCCGTAGGCCGATCCGAGTCTATGTAAGTGAAGGGTATATAGTTTGCCCAGGTTGCCATCAAGTCCACGGCATAGAGAAAGGGCAGTTTAAAAATAACTTGCTTTTGTCTCAAGGACCTTCTAATATGATGCGAGTGATTTAAAGAGATATTGTTTGTCAACCCATAACATGAGCATGTTATGCATTGCGAGCCCGTTTCGTCTTAATTGACGGATCGGGCTTTTTCTATTTAAGGGAGTTTTTTTGATGAAAGTTGTAGACTTGACTATATCAGAGTTTTTGGTCTCTGGCGTTATTGGCGAAGAGGGCACCGACTTTAAAGCAATGGGTGATTTTCTTAGCGCTGCAAACGGTGAGGACGTCATCATCAAGATTAACTCTCCAGGTGGAAATGCCTTTGAGGGGGTGGGAATGTACAATCTTTTGAAAGCTTATACCGGGCATGTTCGGATTGAGGTCTTAGGGTTGGCGGCTTCTGCTGCATCTATTATCGCGATGGCCGGGAATGAATCTTTGATGGCTAAGACTGCTCAATTGATGATTCACAACCCGTCAACAGCGGCGTTCGGTGGGTCAAAGGATATGAAAAAGGCGGGCGATAATCTTGACAATCTGCAAGATGTGTTGGCTGATATTTACATCGCACGCAGTCATCTAGAAAAAGACAAGATCATTGAAATGATGGACGCGGAAACTTGGCTTGCATTGGATGACGCTAAGGGTATGGGCTTTATAGATGGCGAGCTAAAAATGGCGGCTCTTTGGAATGTGGCAGGAATAGAGAAGTTCAATTATATAAATTTACCAAATCAAAAAACAGGAGAGCATGCTATGCTCAACGAAATTAAAACATTATTGGGTGTAGATCGGAAGAGCACACGTCTGAACTCCAGTCACATCACGATCTCGTATGCC